TGAAGAAGAGTAAAGGCATGAAGCGCGGCGGTAAAACCAAAGCCAAAGGCATGGCTAAAGGTGGTATGCGCGGTGGTCGCAAAATGATGCGTAACGGTGGCAAGGCCACAAAAGCTAAAGGTATGGCCAAAGGCGGTAAGCGTGGCGGTGCTAGAAAAATGATGAGTGGCGGCGGCAAGGCGAAGGGTACTGCCCGTGGCGGTAAGATGACTGTTGCTTCACTTCGTAGTGCAGCGAACAAGCTGGGTTACAAGATTGTAAAAAAGACGTAGTCGGATGGCACGTCGCGGACTATACGCAAACATAGCAGCCAAGAAGCGTCGTATCAAAGCAGGCAGCGGCGAGACGATGCGTAAACCCGGAAGTAGGGGCGCACCTAGTAAGGCTAACTTCCGCCGTGCTGCACAGACTGCAAGGAGAAAATAATGGCGCAACTTACATCTAGGGATAGAAATCGTGTAAAAAAAGTCGCTAAAGGCTTGAAGAAAGCTGTTAAAGCCCATACGGGGCAGCATAAAACTCTTCAAAAGGTTCTAGGACGCAACGGAGCCAAGCGGTCTTCGGCAAAAAGGAAAAAGTAGCATGGCAAAGAAGGCACCACCCAAGCCCAAGAAGAAGTCTAAGGGCGCAACCCCCAAGAACAAGGCACTCTATGCTCGTGTGAAGGCAGAGGCAAAGAAGAAATTTGATGTTTATCCTTCGGCATATGCAAATGCTTGGCTCGTTCGTACATACAAGAAGCGTGGCGGGACGTACGCATAATGGCTAAACCGAAGGGCGGCTTGACAAAGTGGTTCAAGGAAGACTGGCGGGATGTAAAGACCGGCAAGAAGTGTGGCCGTTCTGGGTCTGAAAAGAAGAAACGACCCTATCCCGCTTGTCGTCCGGCCAAAGTTGCTAAACGAATATCAAAGAAAGAAGCTGCCAAGAAAACCGGTTCCGGCAGGGTAAACTGGTCCGTGACGGCTTCGGGCAGAAGGAGGAAGGCGAATGGCAAAAAGAAAGCCTGACAATATGCCTGCCCGCAACAAGAAGAACTTCCGTCCTACGAAGAAGGGTGCGGGTATGACTGAGGCGGGGGTCAAGGCTTACCGCAAGAAGAATCCCGGCAGCAAACTCAAGACTGCAGTCACTGGCAAGGTAAAACCCGGCAGTAAGGCAGCGAAACGACGCAAGTCATTCTGCGCTCGTTCGGCAGGACAGATGAAAAAGTTCCCGAAGGCAGCAAAGAATCCGAACAGCCGTCTTCGTCAAGCACGTAAGAGGTGGAAATGCTAAACCTATTGATAGGTCCAATTTCTCAACTAGCTGGCACATGGCTAGAGGGTAAGGTCGAAAAGACAAAAGCTGAAACAGGCGCACAGGTCGCAAAGGCAAAAGCCGAAGCGGTCATCATGGAAAAGAAAGCAACAGGTGAAATAGACTGGGACTTAGAAGCAATCAAGGGTAGCCAGAACTCGTGGAAAGACGAGTGGCTGGTTATTTTGTTTTCGGTGCCACTCATACTCGCCTTTATACCGGGTATGGAAGATGTCGTCTCACACGGATTTCAACAACTGGAGCAAATGCCTGAATGGTACCAGTACAGCTTGGGCGTTATTGTTGCTGCAAGCTTTGGCGTACGAAGCGCGACGAAGTTCTTCGGAAAGAAGTAAGCGTGGCTGACGTAACATTCGAGCGCATATCCAAGTGGAAGCTTCTGCCTCGTTTCATGATGCTGGTGATGACTCTGATGAGTTGGCGTTGTGCAGAGTGGTTTATGAACTTGGACGCCCCAACAGCATCACAGTCCGCATTTGTAAGCGTTGTGATGGGTGCCATGACAGGTGCGTTTGGTATCTGGATGGGCGGCGAGAACAGAGTCGAAAGTAGGAAACAACACGATGAAGTATAATACATCTCACTTCTTAGACAAGCTAATTGCACACGAGGGCATGGTCCTCACTGTGTATCAAGACACGCTGGGTATCGACACAATCGGTATAGGACGCAACCTCAAAGATCGCGGGATCAGTAAAGAAGAACTAGATCACATGGACATTCCGTCGATGGATGTCGTGTATGAGCATGGTATCACAGAGGCGGATGCACGGTACCTCGCTATGAACGACATGAAGATCGTAGAGGACGAACTATGTCGAATGCATCCCTGCGTCAACGACTTAGATTCCGTTCGTCAATTAATCCTGATGGACATGGCCTTCAACATGGGTGTGCCACGTTTGTGTAAATTCAAGCGCATGTGGGGTGCGATTCACGATCACAAGTTTGACGCCGCCGGACGGGAGATGCTCGATTCGAGGTGGGCGAAGCAGGTCGGTTCGCGGGCTACGAAGCTTTCGGACGCAATGGTCAAGGGGGAATTTTGAAGCACGTCTTTCTCCTGTTCGTTTTCTTAGGGATTGGGGAGGACAAGCGACAAGTCAGCGGCGATATGCATTTCCGCGATTTAAACGACTGTGTGTGGTACGCACAGACTTTACACAAACAAGGGAAAACGGTGACGGCATACTGCCTACCCAGACTAGTTGATGAAAGTGTACGAGTTTACTGATGTTAGCAGAACTAGCCGCAGCAAATGCAGCCTTCGCTGTTATCAAGACAGCCGTACAAAACGGTAAAGACATTGCTTCCGCAGGCAAGGCGATTGCTAACTTTGTAGGTGCAAAGGAAGACCTAGAAAGAAAAGCAACCAAAAAGGGTGGTGGCTCCGATCTCGAAGAATTTATGGCTTTGGAGCAGCTACGAGAAAAAGAAAAACAGTTAAAAGAGATAATGATATACGCAGGTCGTCCCGGTTTATGGGGTGATTGGCAACGCTTCCAAGCAAAGGCGCGGGTTGCTCGAAGGGAGGCAGAACAAACCGCAGCCCGTAAGCGCAAGAAGATATTTGAGATTACAATTATCGCAGCATTTATTATTGTTGGATTGACTGTACTTGGATTGTTTGTCGCTCTCTTGATGCACCATCAAGGCAAATTATAATTTACTTGCCAAATAGTTAAAAAGAGTGTATAATGCTGTACAGGGAGAGTTACATGAAACGACTGGCATACGAAGCACTGAAACATAAGTACGAGGCCCAGCAAAAAGATGCACTCTTTGTATATGCGAATTACACGAACAATCCTGCTGCTATCGGTGAACATCCGGATTTGCTTGAAGAAATGGATAAGGCGGTCCAGAGTTGGGCAGATGCTGAAGATAAGCTGGCAGCACTCGAAGTTCTGCATAGCGAAGCTTAACGGGTACTAAGAATGACGGTACTCACTAACGGATCAAAGTTTTCTACCACTGTATCTGCCCTAGCTAACACAAGCGACACAGACTGCTATGTTGTTCCGGCTAATTTTTCTTCGCACGTCGAACACGTTATGATTTCAAACAATGATTCGAGCAATCGCAATTACACTCTGAAGTACCGTGACGCCGCTGCAGGAACAACACATACGCTACAAACGACACATGCCGTAACTGCTAAAGGCTCTGTGTCCGTGTTTACAGTGGACAAGCCCCTGTACATCAACGCCGGAGACAAGATTATCGTCGCCGCTGCAACAGCCGATACTCTAACTGTAGTTGTTACAGCCGAAGAGTTTTACGAACCTAACAGGTAACCCATGAATTATCTTCAACTCTGCAATGCTGTGCTTCGCGAGATCAACGAGGTTGAAATTACCAACGTAACTTCGACTAGGGGTATCCAGACATCCGTTGCTGATTTTATAAACAAGGCTCAACGTGACATCATCAACTCCGAAGTCGAATGGCCGTTCACTGTTGTTAGTCAATCTTTTACTACGACAGCGGGCACGGCAGAGTACAGCCGCGAATCAGATGCGAAAACTGTTGACTATGACAGCTTTACTGTACAAGAATCCGCATCGACATCAGAAAAAAAATTAAAGTATCTTTCGTTCAACGAATACTTAGATCGGCGCAATGAGGCAGATACAAATCCTGACACGGGTTCACGTGCCCTGCCGGAGTTTATCTATAAGACGCCTGACCAGAAACTAGGATTGTCTCCTGTACCAGATGTGTCCACCTACACCGTTAGGTACTACTACTATAAGACAGTCAGCGACATGTCTTCAAACACAGACACACCTACTATTCCAGAAAGATTTCACGACGTTATTGTAAACCGCGCTAGGTACTACGCACACATGCTACGCTCCGATGTGCAATTCTCACAGCTTGCATTGCGAGATTACACAGAAGGATTGTCTCGTATGCGTATCGAACTGATTAATCGTAAGGATTACATGAGAGCCGTTTAATGCCCGATACTTCCCTACTAAGTCCATTTGTTGTAAAGCTAGATGGCGGACTAATTCTTAACAGGGATTCGTTCTCTATGCCTCCCGGCGCGGCTCTTGAACTTATTAATTTTGAACCGGACATTTCAGGCGGCTATCGTCGTATCAATGGTTTTTCTAAATACAATTCGAACATTGTCCCACAGACAAGCGCGTCTACGGAAAAGGTTCTTGGTGTAGCTATATACAAGGGTAACATCATTGCTGCACGAGGCACAAAAGTTTTTAAAGGCGGCACTACCGGATCGTGGACAGAGATACAGACTGGCAGAACAGGTGCCGGACGCTACAGCTTTGTGGTGTACAATTTTGACAACAACGAAAAGATAATTTACGTAGACGGCGCAAATAACGCTGCCATATTTAATAACACTTCTGTCACTGCTGTAAACACTACGGGGGCACCCGCTGATCCTTCGACAGTTGCCCTGCACAAGAACCACATGTTCTTTGCTGGCATGTCATCCAACCCACAAGAGGTTGTGTTTTCTGCACCCTTTAGTGAAACAGACTTCTCTGCAGCAAATGGTGCTGGGTCTATCAAGGTTGACAGTGCAGTCGTACAACTAGTTACGTTTCGTAATTCTCTGTTTATCTTCTGCGAGGATCAGATTCATCAGCTTACGGGCACGTCGATTGCAGATTTCCAACTGCAACCCGTGACACGTCGTATAGGTTGCGTCAGTCAGCACAGTATACAAGAACTAGGCGGTGACATTATCTACCTTGCCCCCGATGGGCTTCGAACTCTTGCTGGTACAGCACGTATTGGTGACGTAGAACTTGGCACCGTGTCAAAGCAAATACAGGACAGGTTGCTACTTACCAACATCAGCCTCGACAGAATATCGTCAACAGTTATCCGCAACAAGAGTCAGTATCGCATCTTCTTTGCTGCCGACGCTACCATCGAATCAGGAGCGAAGGGCGTGGCTGCTGTGATGAAACAAGCAGCAGAAGGCGGTGGCATGGGATTTGAGTATGCTGACCTGCAGGGCATCAAACCCGCCTGTATGGCTTCTGGCTTTATCGATAACACCGAAACAATCGTTCACGGCGGTCACGACGGATATATATACAAGCACGATGACGGCAATACTTTTGACGGCACTAGCATACCCGCAAGGTATCGATCTCCCGACTTGAACATGGGAGATGCAGGTGTTCGCAAGATGATGCAAAGAATTATTTGGAACTACGAAAACGAAGGTACGATGAATTCAAACTTTCGTATTCGTTATGATTTTCTTTCTAGTGATACTCCTCAACCTGCAGAGTACGCCTTAACTACTGGGGGAAGCGCAGCTATCTACGGTGATCCTATCAGTAAGTACGGCACTGCAGTATACGGATCGTCAGGCGCACCCCTAGTGCGTCAGTCAGTAGAGGGAGGCGGTTTCACTGTGGGTGTGCGTGTTGATGATAGCAGCGGACTCGCACCCTTTTCAATCAAGGGCTATCAACTAGAATTTACTCCGGGAGGGAGACGATAAATGGCAGGATATTCCGCGCGACAGTCAACCTACGTTGATGGCGACGTTATCGATGCAGCAGATTCCAACGACGAGTTTAACCAGCTTCTAGCTGCGTTTAACAACTCTACAGGACACAAACACGATGGCACGGCAGGTGAAGGTCCGGTTGTCGGACTTATAGGTGATCCGGGTGAGACTACGCCGCTCAACAAAGTCGTCATAGACAACCCCAACAATCAGATTGAGTTTTCGGTTGACGTATCTAGTTCGTCTGTAGAGCAGCTTGTTATCAAGGACGGCGTGATTGAGCCGACAACCAACAACGACATCGATTTGGGTTCATCGAGTAAGCAGTTCAAAGACCTGCATGTCGACGGTGTTGCAAACGTGGACAGCATTGCGATGCCGACCACAACCGTCACGGATATTTTAGACGAAGACAACATGTCGTCTAACAGTGCTACCGCGCTTGCCACACAACAGTCGATCAAAGCCTACGTCGATACACAACTCACAGCAGAAGACCTTGACTTCCAAGCAGATTCTGGTGGCGCACTCTCTATCGACTTAGATAGCGAAACACTCACATTTACTGGCGGTACGGGCATTGACACTAGTGGCTCTGGCAATGCCGTTACTTTTGCTATCGACTCTACTGTTGCAACCCTGACGGGTTCGCAGGCTCTAACAAACAAGACAATCGATGTCGATAGTAATACCCTGTCAAACATAGAAGTGGACAACCTCAAGTCGGGCGTCCTCGACACAGACCTGTCGAGTGTTGCCGGGACAGACACCACCCTCGCATCGGCCAAAGCCATCAAGGCGTACGTAGACGCACAAGTGACTGCATCCGACCTTGACTTTCAGGGCGACAGCGGTGGCGCACTTAGCATTGATCTCGACAGTGAAACTCTCGACATTGCTGGTGGCACCGGTATCGACACATCCGGTTCAGGAAACACGCTGACTGTTGCAATCGACAGCACCGTAGCTACGCTGTCTGGCTCTCAAACACTGACCAACAAGACTATTGACGCCAGTCAGTTGTCCGGCACCGTAGCTAATGCACGACTCGACCAGCAGCTTCAGGATGTGGCAGGGCTGGCTGTAACCAACGGTAACTTTATCGTGGGTGATGGCAGCAACTTTGTAGCAGAGTCTGGCTCTACTGCACGTTCATCTTTGGGTCTAGGTACAGCAGCCGTGACTGATACAGGCATTAGCAACGGCAACGTAGCGGTGTTTACGAGTGGTGCCGCTGATAACGACTTTCTTCGCATTGATGGCACGTCGATTGAGGGACGTTCCGCATCAGAGGTGCTGTCTGATATCGGCGGACAGGCATCCCTGACATTTGGCATCTCTGATACAAATGCTGTGAAGATTGACAGCAGTTCTGTAGCTGATGATGAATATGCCCGATTTACAGCAAATGGTTTGGAAAGCCGATCAACTGCAGAAGTCCTTTCAGATATCGGTGGTCAGGCTTCACTAACATTCGGTATATCAAATACCAATGCTGTAAAGATTGACAGTGCGTCAGTCGCAGATGATGAGTACGCACGGTTCACAGCTAATGGCCTTGAAAGCAGGTCTAATTCAGAGGTTATTTCAGATATCGGTGCTGTAACTGCTGCTGATGCTGCTAACGAGGCGACGGCCCTTGCGATTGCGCTTGGATGACCTTGACAATCAACGATTAATAACGTATAATATATCCGAAGAGGGATGACAAATGGCTAACACATTTAAGGTAGTATCGCATGACGTTATGCCAGCATCTAGCGGTACGCCAGAAGACCTTTACACCTGCCCCAGCAGCACCACCACAATCATCTTGGGTATGGTGCTTGCAAACGTACACACCAGTCAAGTCACAGTAAGTGTGAAGCTGGTTAGTGACACATCCGGTGGTGGACGCACAGCGACTAATACGACAACATTCTTGTTGAAAGATGCCCCGCTTCCTGTGGGTTCATCTCTTGAAATTCTTTCCGGTAACAAAGTAGTTCTTGAGACAACAGACAAGATTCAGATTGACTGTTCTGTTGCTGACAAGGCCAGCGTAACTATGAGCATCATGGAGATTACCTAATGCCGTATATTGGTGCAGGAATACAAAAGTTTAACACTGCGGATGGGCTGACTGTCAGCGGCAACGCCTCTGTCAGCGGTACTACTGCACTTACGGGTAACGCAACAGCGGCAGGTACGCTAGATGTTACTGGCGCAATTACATCATCCGCTGGTGCAACAATTACGACTGCCGACAATACAACTCAATTAACACTTAAATCAACTGACGCCGATGCCTCTGAAGGCCCACGTCTCGACTTGCGTAGAGATAGCGCAAGCCCCGCTGACAGTGACAGCATCGGAGCAATACGTGGTCTTGCTGAAAACGACGCATCTCAAAATGTTATTTACACAGAAATCCAAAGCAAAATCATAGATGTCACAGATGGCACAGAAGACGGTGAAATCAATATTCAAGTTCGTCGTAATGGCACATTGCGTGATGCGTTTATAGTTGGTTCTACCAGCGTGATTGCCAATGAAGCTGGTGAAGATATTGACTTCCGTGTTGAGAGTGACAATGATGCCAATGCTTTCTTTGTTCAGGGTAGCAGCGGAAATGTCGGCATCGGCACTAACAATCCTTCCGGCAGACTTCATGCTCAGACCACGCATACATCTACAGATGTAACAGCAGCTAACTCAAATGAAACTCTGGTGCTTGGAAACTCTGGTTCCGGTGACGGCGTTTACAATGCGATGCGCTTCGGCGGTAACCAGCAAGATATGTATATCATGTCTTTCAATAATAACACACAGGCAGACAGAAGGTTGGGGTTCTTCTTAGGTTCTGTTGCGGGTGATGCCACCACTGATGAGAGATTGTCTATTCGAGGTGATGGTAAAGTGGGCATCGGCACCTCAAGTCCGGGTTCTGATTTACAAATCACTAACAGTTCTGGTGCTGAATTGAGATTGAATTACACCGGAAATTCTGGTTTTAGTGCCATCAAAACAGATAGTTCTAATCGGCTATTGTTTTCTGCTGGTACTACTTCTTTTAGTGAAAAAATGCGTCTCGACGGCAGTGGAAACGTGCTTGTAGGTAAGACCGCCACTGATTTCGGAACAGATGGCGTAAGACTTACAGATGGTGCTAGTACAACAAATATCAGTGCCAGTAATCGTGCAGTGCTTAACATAAATCGTAATGCGGATGATGGTAGTTTAATCAATTTTACTCAAGCTGGCTCACTTGAAGGCAGCATAAGTGTATCTGGTTCAACCGTTTCTTACAACGGTGGTCACTTATCACGTTGGTCACAGCTTACAGACGGCACAAAAGATACAAGCATCCTCAAAGGCACTGTGATGACCAACCTAGACCAGATGGCAAAGTGGCATCATGAGGCACAGGCGGCAACCTATTACGAAGAAGGCGACGAACTGCCAATTATAGAAAAGGCGACGTATTACACTGATGAAGATGTTTTGCCTGATGGTGTATCAGTTGGCGATGAAAAAACTGCGGCAATTTATGCCAGCGTAGGAGATGAAAAGACACCGGCTATTGCTGCTTATGATGAACAGAATGAGCAGTTAAACTGTATGGCTGTGTCATCGGTTGAGGGTGACGTGAACGTGGCTGGCGTGTTCGTCAACTGGGATGATGACGACACCGACTTTACCGCCGACATGAACATTGCAATGACCGGAGATATGGTCATCCGTATTGCAAAAGACACGACAGTCGCACGAGGAAACTTACTCATGTCCGCTGGTGATGGCACAGCAAAACCACAAGGCGACAGTTATGTGCAAGATAAAACTATTGCAAAGGTTACATCGACCACTAAGTCACACACTTACGATGACGGCAGTTATCTCGTACCATGTGTATTGATGGCTTGTTAGGAGAAGTAAATGCCATATCTAGGTAAGACACCATCACAGGCTACACGCCAACGATACTACAAGACAGCCAGCGGGGG